CAACAATTTCCGTCCACGCTAACCCGCTGCCGCCGCTTTCCTCTGCGCCTGCGCCATCGGTGCTTCCAAGCGTAGATGAATTGGCACGGTTAAATGAGTCACTAGCTACTGGTATAGGTGTCCAGAGGGCATCAGGCACGCGAGCGTAATCGCAGACGACAACCCCATCAAGATTCGCAAGCATTGCGTATAGCGTGGCTGTGGAACCGGTCGCCGTAATGGATTCCAACAGCCACTCCGTGCCGTCATGCACTAGGTAGTGAGCGCCTGCCGCACGTAGCACAATCGCCAATTTGTATCCTGCGCCGGTCGATAACCCGGTGTGCAGTACTGTCCCTGAGTCGTCGTCGATCTGTCCGTTCGCGGCATTCAGCTGCATCGCATGCTGCGCAGAATCCGGGTCGACAATCGCAGCAGCGGTATGCCAACCAGCGCCAAATTCTTCCCAGGTGGTGACGTTTACAGCTACCACCAGCACTACGCCCGCAGCTCTTGTAATCGCACCAGAAACTATTCCCTGGTCACCCCACGCAGGTGACGATTGCGCGGGGAACGTCACTGCTCCAGACGCGATAGACAGATTGCCGTCTGTCTCAACTACGGTCCAGCTTCCTGGCCCTGGTTCAGCAGCGCGCGGAGTCCCTAACGGAGCGGAATCAGTGGTAGTGAAATCGTCGAGGAATAGATACGACAGACCACTACCGAAGTCGATGCCAGGAATAAAAGTGCGCATGTTTAAGTTACCAGGACAGCGACCAGTCCGGTCTGTTGAGAGGAACCTGCGACAATCTTAATCCACGGGAACACCCAGATCCCATGGCTGGCTTCATAGCCATTGGACGCGGCAACATTTGATCCGTTGTTAAACGTCAATGCATCGCCATCCTGACCGATAGCAGGTACATAAGTTCCCGCCTTGGTCTCCGCCCAGTAAACGCTCAGGGTCTGCGCCGTAGCACCCGCAGGTGTCTTAACCGCCATACCAGCAAAGTTGGTAGCGTTAAGTGCTGTCGCATTCGCGATCCCGCCTGCCGTGTCCGAAATCACGGAAGAGATCACGTAACTGCGACGATCAGTGTAAGCCATAACGACTCTCCATAACTACAAATACCCCCGCCAGGACCTACCTGACGAGGGTATCGGGTGTCCCCGGACCTCAGCAAACCATGATTCAGAAAACGACTGTCCCGTACGCCACGCTGCGGGGAATGATCAAAGCAGGCAGTCCATTGTCGACCGCTTTGAGATCCCAACCGGGAGGATCTATCGTACGTGTTGTCCACGGATGGAAGCCAAACCGTTCTTGACCCGCATCCAAAATGTTCTCAGCCACCACTTCCGATCCAGCCACCCATCCCGCCCATTCACCAGGATCGCCCATGAAAATGGCGTTGGTATCGGGGATAGTCAGGGAGGAATTGGCGGTTGTAATCGCGTCAGTAATCGACAGCTCGTTTCCGCTGCCTACGTTCAAGACCCCATTGTAGATATGGAATGTATGTAGTGGCAGAGCGCGGAAAACAACGTCATAACCGGTACGACGAGCACGATTCTCGATATCAGGAAGGTTTCGCTCCGTGAGCGACTCAAAGGTTCGGAATACCTGACCACCCACATTCTGCATACCGATGTTCTTTAACAGGTAATCAAAGACCGTACCGTTGATCCAGATGTGACGGTAGGGTTCACCGTAAACCCGTTCGGCAGCCTTGTCGATACTCAGGATCTGCGAGATCACATCAGTACCAGGATCGTCCCAGGAGGCATCAATGATGTTGCTGCCGGTGTCCATGTCCAGCTGCGACAAGTGCGTAGCCGGAATGTTTGAATCGACAGAGAACACTTCGTCCGCGTCACCCTTCTCCACAGGAATCCAGGTTTCACCCTCGATCTTGACGCCAAACCCACCGCGTAGCATGCGGGAGATCATGAACTCACGTGAGTTACTGAAGCGCTGCGATAAGAAGTTGATCTGACGACGTACAAAGGACTGACCTCGAGGGTCTACCGTCCCAATCTGGGAGCCCAGTGGGCGTGTACGAAAGACTTCTTCCTGAGGGATGAACAACGACTCATGCATGCGGAATGCTTGCGCTGAGACGTGACCCAGAGCCTGTCGATTTACACGCGCAGGTCCTGACATCGGCGCTCGTCCTTGAGCCAATCCACGGGAAGGATTGAAGTAATCCCAACCGATGTTGCGCCCAGACAGAGTGCGGTATCCGCCGCCGCCCGGCTGCATGTTCAAGAACCGCTGGAACAAAGAAATAGGTGGTTTAATTTCTGCAAAGACACCCAATAGCGTAGGGGTCTGGAACAGTTGTGAAATGGTGATTTCACCTGCCATGGGAATGTCCTCTAAGACCGACTAGTTGAGCTACTCAAATTACGTTGCAAGCGTGACCGTTTGTACCATCACACCATCCGCAAAAGTGTGAGGAATGACCAACCAACCTGTACCATCCCCTACGACCTCCACCATAGCACCGATCTGATCTCCAGCGGTGGTGAAGTCAATCGAGTCTGCTGTGGCATCGTTAAAGACGACCATGGTGTCAGCTGTCCCAGCGGTGACCTTCAAACCGTTGTCGGTGACGCAGTAGAATCCAAACCGCAATCCCTTATAGGGATTAGCAGGAAGTGTGAACTCCACATCCGTTGCTGCACCACGAGTGGTGAAGAGAACATCGCTGTCCGCGTCCGTAAGGGTCTTGTCACCAGTGATTGCCAGGATGTTACGCCAGCCGCCATTGCGTGTCCCCCAGTGCCAATCACTGGTCTGGAATCGCGGGAACAATTGGGCACGAATCAGGAATTCACTGGCGTTACCATCAATACCCAGTGTCGTTGATCCAGGAATTAACAGACGATCCGCCTTCAGGAAACCACCGACCATCATGTTCCCCAGGAATCGATCCTGGTTGGCACCGAGTCGCTGGGAGTTCAAGCTGGATCCAAGAACAGCGTAGATCTGTTCCGTTCCATCTGATGCGGTTGGATTCCATTCCTTGATCTTGTCCGTTGCAGTAACACGACCCAAGAGCAGTCCGGGACGCAGGACTGTCGTGTACGAGGTGTTACCCGCGTCACGACTGGCACCATCGATCACCAGACCGGTCCAAATTTGATTTTCGAAACGATCCCACCAGAACTGGTTCTCAAAAGTCTCAATTTTGGCGTGTTGCCCCGGAACCGCGTAGGCACCTGTATACTCGAAACTCATGTGATCATCCTCGTAAAGATCTCTGGTAGATCGTTGATCCCGCTAGAAACTTGTGTTGGATAAGAACGCCTTCACGACGTCCTGAGTCTGTTCCGCGCTCATGCTACCGTTTCCATCACCTTCGATGGGCGGAGTCTGTTCAATACCCTGAGCCATACCCAAGGTCTGCAACAACGAGTCCACGCTACCCGGCACGTTATGAACACCCATACTGCCAGTCACACTTGTGACAGGAGTAGCTGCCGGAAGAGACATCTCGACGATATCCAGGACTTCATCGATGGCTTGTCGCACCGGCTGTCCATCTTCCCCGAAGGACATCTGGAAGTTGTTCAACAGAGACTCGAAGCGAGCTTCCGCCTGCTCTCGTGGAAGACCTCGATCAACGAGCTTTTTAATTCTATTTTGATAGTTAGAGACAGCAGCAATCTTCAGCGCGGTAGTCGCGGTGGTAGCCATCTGAATAGCTTGCTGAATAGCCGGATGTTGCTGAAGAACTTCAGGAGGGATCTCAGGAGCGGCAGGCGCAGGCGGAGTCGACATCTGCGTGCCAGCTACTTCCAACTCTTCTTTGGTGAAGAGCTTCCCGGTATCCGGGTTATCAATCTTAGCCAGGAGAATAGAATCGATCTGTTTTTGGTTAAAGCTCATTGAAATTGGGGTCGGTTGACCGCGACCCTCCCTTGGTGGCTTCTTGGTTGACCCGTCGTCGTCTTCACCCTCTTCAGATCGTTCTTTCTGTAAGAGAGCTGCGTTCAATCGCTCGACCAGATTCTCCGTATTTGTGTCATCCGGTAACCGGATCTTAGCGACCTTGTTTAAATTCCGCAACAAATCTTGGACACTGCTGCCCATGTCCATTTCCACAATCTGACTCATTGAGAGTGCCAGAGCGTCTGTGGATTCTACAGACTCGAAGTCATCCTGACCCGATTCCACGGGATGCGTAACTAACGCCACATGCATGATTGAGTCACGCCAGACGTTATCCTTACCGTCTTTAAACTCAGGACGTACGTAAATCGAAGTCTCTTTTACAGTACGACCAACCTTGTACGCAGGGGAGTCAGGATCCTTGGAATTTCCAGGGACATCCAATTCACCAAAGAGGGTCGGCACCCCCTTCTTATTGTAATCCACCCAGACCTTACGCCAGAAACCCCCGTTGTCGTAGGAAGTACTCAGGGTTCCGTCAGAGCCAGTGAAAACAGGCTGAGCATCGCGGTCATGCTTCCAAGGAGCAGGTATTCGTGCCCCCTTCTTCCGCATCTCCTCAGCAGTATTTGCCCAGTACGCCAGACGATCAGGAGTAATATGCTCCCTTCGCATACCACCCTTCCCGTCAGGAAGAGAGTACGTACCCGCAGTGACGATAGCTTTCTTGAAACGTGCCATTAAATCAAACCACAACTAAGGATACCCAAGGTTGCATGTTCAAGTTCGACGTAGTAGTAGCAATCCCTAGCAAGATCACGCGGTCTCCAGAAAGCATGTCCCCTTGATCGCACATACCTCCTGCCTCTGAAGCAAAGTACCTCGACCCCACCGTCAGAGTTCCACCAGGATTGATGTTACCCGATTTCATTAACGATATCGGTTGACCAGCAGCACTGTCATTCAAGCAGATTGCAATACCGTCCCCACCCGCAGTTTCATCGCTTGTCCGAACGTCAATCAGCTTCCACTTGTTTGCGTCCGCTGTATCCTTATAGACGACCTTACCTGCAGTCAATGCAACACCTGCAGTACCGGTTTCTTTGAGCGCACCTGCAGCAGCAAGGACGTTAGCAGCAGTAACGGATACATCAGCCATCTGACACTTCCTCTTCAGACCCCAAGTCCTCTTCCTCTTCCGCATTCTCTGGAGAAGATACTACAGGCACAGGGGGTGGTGGTTCAGGAGATACCTCAGGTACGGATTCAGCCAGGGTCGTATCGATAGTAAGACCGAACTGTCTACGGAGTGCGCAGTCCAGGTCTTCCAACTCCGACTCAAGGTGGTAGAAGTGACTTACGGACGTTCGGGATTTACTGATGGATTGAAGAATAGTCTGGAACTCGTTGCGATGCTCTTCCACGAACACGCACACCCGGTGAGTCTTACCTGTTGTAGGCAACCAGTGGACCGGACGAACATCATGCGAGATTACTGGGGAGGGTAGCGACCCCAACGGTGCAAAGGATGTGTCCAAGGTCACTAAGCATATGGACATAATTGATTCCAGGTAGAACGTCCTGTCAACCGTCAATTATGGGCCTACCGACAAGGGGTGTCAACTTCCAGATCGGAAGGGGTCCCCGTAGGCGTGCTTATCCTGACCGGGCATGGAGGTAGGAACGACATCGGGAAAGTCGTCCACAATGCGAACCATTTCCGTTTCCTGAGGCTCATAGGCACAAGCATCCCAGCTAACTTCCTTAGCCGCGTCTGAGAGTGTGTCGATGATATCATCCTCTTCCAGAGCGGGATCACCGGTCCAGGTGAACAGCTCATCTTCAGCGATGTCTTTCCAGCCTGAAACCTCTGGAAGCCAGATTTTACCCTGTTTCATTCGGATCATGGCGTCCGTGGCATGCACCAGTTTGTCGTGGTGCCGCGTTATGCCCCGAACAGGAAGACCAATCCGCATGGCATACTGAAAGACTCCCCTGCCAAGACCATTAGTCTCTACCGCCATGTAGCTGAGATGCGGTGCCCAGCGACGGAACATCAGCCGCATAGCGTCCACAATGTCTGGGATCTCACGCTGGAAACGCATCATGTCCAACCAGAGCAGGTTGAAGTCGTACGTCAGTCCCCAGACGGAGATCACCGTCCAGGAGGGAGCTTTCCGCCAAATCTTATTGGCCCCCGGACTCTCACGAGACGAACCCGCCGGATCGATAGTGGCAAACATCCTCAAGAATGAATCCATGTGATAAACGGGACCCCGTGCGCCCTCACCCAGTACAAAGTGATCTCCTCTACGAGAGTAGTACTTTGCCCATGACATCTTGAATCTGGAATCGGGAGAGACACCCCAGTTTCCTGATTTAAGCTGTGCCCTGGTAACCGGGTCCAGCTGATCCAGTCCTTCTTCGTAGCCCGCCTGATCCAAATAAGGATTGTCTTCCAGGAAGGCACTAATGAACGGGCGCTTGGGATGCTTCCCGACGTACTTAACGTCCTGTCCGGTACGCGCGGCTTCCTTAGGATCGATATTCGCTTCGATCTGAAAGCGTCTCTTCACCCAGGAGTGACCAGGACCACCAGGGTTGGACGCAGATCGTACACGTAACGGTACGGACTTCTGCTGACAACAGAGCGGACAGTCAGGAAGGTAGACAGGCCTACCTTCGGAGTCCAGTTTATGAATCGGACAGGCTAGCTTACGTCTTCTCGAAAAAAGATAAAGGTAGTCCGTTTCGAGATGCTGCGTGAGTTCGTCCCAGGCAATGTACTGGTACTCAGCGGACTGATACCGATGGAAGACTTCGGACTCACCGATGTAACCAAAAGCCAGTTTAGCGGGCTCGCCATCGGAACCATCCGGGTTGATGGTTGGAAAGATCCAGCAGTGCTCACCACCCAACCAACGCGCGGGAGTGTTGTTCAACCAGGACATGGAGCGGTCGATGAGCGACCCAGGTTGCTTCAAGTCCGTAAGTGTCTTGCGGAAGATGATCGCCGCGTAACCAGGGACATCAACGTACTGCAGAGCTGCCATCAGGAGAGCGTCACTCTTGCCACCCCCGGCAGAGCCCCCGTAGAGGGCTTCACCGTAGGGCAGCAAAAGAAACGCCAACTGCTTGGGTGTCGGCTGATGGGGTATGTACTCGGTCCACTTAGGATGCAGGCGCGCCGCTATCTGAGGGTTGTCCTCCAGGATGTTGCGCACTGCCATTATTGAGAACCCTCTTGTTGACTTCCGTTAGCATCGCCTTGGCGATATCAACCGCCATCCGCGCGCGTGCCTCCATGACCTTATCCTTAGTAGTAGTGTTACCAGGAGAAACACCTAGGAAGCAACACCGTATCGACTCCTTCATGATGGGAATTAATAACGGATTCTGCACTTGCTCCGTGCTGAACGTGGGATTCGCCTCGGATATCCGGGAGTTAAGCTCACCCAGCTTGTCCCCCAGGATAACCACCGCGTCCTGCAGTTCAGCCACGTCGCGCTGACACATTCTCAAAAGAGGAGATTCAATTGGAGTCCCTTCCGGTGTCTGGGTTGGCTCAGGGGAGTCAGGGACGACTCTAGTGAGTATCTCCGAAGGTGAATCCTTTGCTACGCCAACAGTCTTTTTCACGGGCTCCTGCTTCACTGTCTTCGCCATCATTATCCTTTCTAGAGATTCTTAAGCTCTTGGGGGCATCGATTCCAACTGAGGTTTGACCACGCCCTATGTCCAAGATTCTAACTTCTATGTCCCGACCGATCATAATCGACTGACCGGGTTTACGTTTAAGTATCAGCATGGGATCTCCTTAAGGGTCATAAGTCACCCCAATCCGTTCTGCGTAAGCCATACTGGCACCTTCAGCTGGAGCGTAGACGTATTTATCTACCCAGCGTTTAGCATCACTGTCATGCACATCGTGGTTACTCATCAGGTCCTGACCGAGGCAGGATCCCGTGCTCAACCACAAGCTCATAGCAAATTCATAATTGGTGAGACTGGTATCCTCGTCCGACAGCATGATAAATAAGTCTTCTACATGCTTACGGGTACTATCAATCCTCTCCTTCGACTTCGGATCCGGTGTCAGAATTCTAACCGTGGACTCTTTTCTTTCTCTTCCGTTTTCGGGATGGGGCATGATGCTCCTGCTGTTCAGGGAACGAAACAAAGAACTTTTTAAGTCCCTTAAGGTCAGAAGTCGCTTCCGCCTTAGTGGAGTAGGGACCGCAAGACGAGAAAGGCTCACCGTCTACGTAGTAGACAGGAACCCCCTCGATCCACCAAGCGGACTTAACGCGACTAAGCTCCATCAAGAATCAGAAGCGCCATTGACGCCATTCTCAGCATCACGAAGTCTGCGTTCCAGGGGCACCAGGGCATCAGTCCTGCAGTTAATCCTTTTACTGAGCAGCTTGATACTGTCGATGACCGTCAGAAACTCCTGATTTGATATCTTCAGACCAGAAAGTCTACTGCTTTTGGCAGACCAGGATATCTTGAGTTCCGCGCAAAGACTCTTGAGCGAAACGGGACCGATACTGATCCCTGTCTCTTCTTTTACAAGGTCTCTCAGCTCGACCTGTGTAGGACGCAACTCAACGACGACCTGACGATTCTTTTCCAGCCACTTGGAGACTTTGAGGATGTCAATAACGGTAGGGTATGATCGCTTACTTTTCATACTCGACGGATCGATGGACATGAACGATTAGATCCTTAGGAAAGGGAATCAGCAAAGGTTACGTCCTTCGCTGCTTAAACAGACGCATCGGGGCTCCTTATTGATTAAGTTTTGCACGGGATAAAGTGTTGGTTTATTTCGAGGTAAACGGTCATCACGCTCCATGATGTGAATCCCGACCCACTCATCCATCGTGGGAGTCACCAGTACTCCCCTTCGCCTATCACTAAGTATGAGACGTGCCTCGAATACGCACCGCTCTTCGTTGAAGGATTGAAGGTCACGAAAGAGTTCAGTTTTCATCATGTCTCGGTACGGGACAGCAGCTCCTTAACGTGTCCTATCTCCAATTGAATTTTTTCATCAAGACGAATAAGACGTGACTCTATCGCGTCACCCGCGACACTGAGTTCCTGTTGTAACTTACGATCTAAAGCTGCATCTCGTTCCTGAAGATCAACAGCACGATCATGCAGCTGATCAATCTGCTGCTGAACCAACCTGTCTAAAGCAGAACTACCCTTTACCGACGCTACGATCTCCAATTGTAGTTTTTCATCCAGCTTGGAAATACTGGAGTCTATAGCAACGGACAACAAAGACAGCCTCTCGTTCATGTGTCGTATGTCGCTGGCTAGGGAGCCATACTGCTCCATCATTACCGGATGACCGGACTGCGACTCATGGTATCGCTGATGATCAGCATGGTTAGCCAGAGCCTGATACACGAAACCACCCAACGATCCCACTATCGTCAGTAGTAACGCCATTGCCCATTTCCACGTACCTGCATGAGACTGCATGTTATGGGTAGCACCAGCGACTGCTTGCTGAATGATTTGTGGCATGTCCTGAATCAAATCATCGAGCTTGCGTTCCAGTCTATTGAGTCGCTCATTGTGCAACTCATCTCTACGCTTCATCGCCTTTGCTTTTGCCATCTTACTAGAGTCCTCATGCTAGGTTGTATCAAACCCTCCATCGTTTGTCAACAAGATTCCAACTGGTTTGTTGGATTAATGTCTGTAAGTACGATGCTACTAGCTTGAGAGTACCTAATCCCCTGGGTACGGGGAACTCAACTTTAGGATACCTAGCACCTCGCCCAGATGGGGCGCTGCCTTGTGAGCCCGCTTAGCCAAGATACGGTAATCCTCATCCGACATGTCGGGATCACCAGAGCGGGACAGGATAGTACCTACTGCACAGGCATAGATCAATTGAGCGGTACTGGCTACGAATTGCTCTACAGCAGCTTGCCGCTGCTCCTTGTGCATCTGGAGACGATTTATGTCTACGCCTGCGCTTATAGGTGTATCCATGAATCAGCGCGCTCCTTATAGTCACTTAGTGTAATAAGTTATCTTATGACTGTCAAGTAACCTATATGTATGTAATGAAGTATATAACCTCCAATAGTTTTCTGGAGAAAAGATAAGATACTACATGACGTTAAGGTATTCATACATAACCTATGGTGTGCGCCATATACATGACTACTCTTACATACATCATGATAGTCATGAATACAGGTAATAATTCCGCGAAAAAGCTACGGGTGATACCTTCATTTCGAACGGAGCTTAGTCACTCTGTCCTGCAAGTGCTGGATTTCCAGCGCTGCCTCCTGAAGATCCTGACGATAGATCCTAAGTAAGCTAGGATCATTGAGGTCATGCGAGTCCCATCGATAGCGGGACCAGGAAAGAATTCGACTTACGATAGAGAGGGGGTG